TTCCGCTTCCTCAACGAGAACAGGCCGGTGGCGGTCGCGCTGGTCGCGGTGCTGGCCAGCCTGTACGTCGGCTTCAAGCTGCTGATGATCGCCAGGGCAGTCGCCGGCGCGGTGCAGCTGCTGAACATCGCCTTCCTGGCAAACCCGGTCGTCGCCGTCGTGGCCGGCGTGGTGGCACTGGCTGCGGCGCTGGTCATCGCCTACAAGAAGTCCGAGACGTTCCGCGACATCGTGAACCGCGTCGGCGGAGTGCTCAAGAGCGTCCTGATGCCGATCTTCAACGCGGTCAAGTCCGCGATCGAGGCCATCGGCGCGCTGCTTCGCGGCGACCTGGGCGGGTTCCTCTCCAAGATCGGAGAGGTGCTCAAGAACCTCCTCGAGGCCGGACTCAAGAGCGTGCTGGCCCTGCCGACGTTCATCGCGGTGCAGGCGATCAAGCTCGGAGCCGACATCATCGAGAAGATCGCCGAAGGCGCGAAGGACATCGCCGTCAAGGTGTGGGATGCGATCAAGAACCTGGTCACCGATCTGGCCGCCAACGTCGGCAGCTGGGCGACGGGACTCCTCAACATCGGCAAGAGCGTGGTCTCGGGGCTCGTGTCCGGCGTCTCGGGACTGGCGCAGGCGATCTGGGACAAGATCGCGCAGATGCCGAAGGCGCTGATCGGCTTGGTCGCCGGCTGGTTCAGCGGCCTGGTCGACATCGGCGGCAAGGTCGTCGACTTCGTCGTCTCCGGCGTCTCCGGCCTCGCGCAGGCGGTGTGGAACAAGATCATCGGCTTCCCGGCCGCACTTGGTCGCCTGGTGGTCGGATGGTTCACCGGCGATGAGGGACTGCCGACAATCGGCGGCAAGGTCATCGGCTGGATCGCCAGCGGCATCACCGGCCTGGCAGCAGCTGCGTGGGACAACATCAAGGGGTTCCCGGGCGCGCTTGTGAACAAGCTCGGCGACTGGGCACAGGCACTCAAGGACATCGGCGTGAAGATCCTCGAGGGGATCGCCGCCGGAATCACCGGCGCGCCTGGCGCACTGATTGCCGCGGTCGGCCGTGCGCTCGGCATCGACACGCAGGGACCGCCGGCGAACGTGCCGGCCGTGCTCGACCCGGTCGCCAACTGGACCGCACGCCGCGACCGCGCCTTCGACGACCTGGCTGCCGACTTCAAGAGGCCGGGCTCGCAGGGCGGGACCAAGATCACGCCTGCCGAGCAGGCGCTGCTCAAGCGTCGCCAACAGGCATGGCTCAGGGACAACCCGCGGCCGGCAGCGATCGGCGGCATCTTCACTGGGCCCGTCAACAGCCTTGTCGGCGAGGCCGGCGATGAGGCCGTGATCCCGCTCGAGCGGCCATCTGGCCGCCAGGCGCTGGCTGAGGCGCTGGAGCTCGCCGGTGGTGGCGGCCGGTCGATGGTGGTCAACCTCACCTTCAACGGCGTGCTCGACGCACGTGAGGCCGCGCGGGTCATCCAGCCTGAGCTCAACCGCCTGGTGAGCGTGGCGTACTGATGCCGGTCCCGACGTGGAAGGTCGAGATCGGGTTCACCGGGTCCCTGGCGAACCTGCTCGTGTTCGACTTCTCATTCCAGAACGTGAACGGCACCGTGCAGACGCTCGGCGTGTTCGGATCTCAGTTCAGCCAGTTCTTCGACGGCCCGTTCGACGACGTGACCGAGTTCGCCGAGGACCTTCGCATCCGCCGCGGCCGGGATGACCTTCTCACCAACATGCAGGCCGGCACGTGCCAGTTCACGCTCTGCGACCCCGCGGATGCCGGGAAGTTCAACCCGCAGAACCCCGACTCCGCGCTCGTGCAGCAGGTGCCTGGACTCATCCCGATGCGGCCGGTGCGCGTGCGCGCCACCTACTCCGGCACCACCTACGGCCTGTTCTACGGCTTCATCCAGTCGGCGGACTTCGAGATGACCGGCACCGTGGGGAAGCTGAGCGTGAGCTGCGTCGACCTGTTCCTGTGGCTGAGCCGGGTGAACCCGAAGAACCCCGACACCATCGCAGCGGTCTCCCCCACCGAGGACGGCGATGAGGCGACTGAGGCGGCAGCCGATGACGTGGTCGACACCGCAACCGCATCGGGATCGACCACCAGGGCCGCGACCGGCTTCCTGAGGATCGGCTGATGGCGACCGAGAGCACCACCACCGGCGGCTTCATCGGCCGACTGCTCGACGCGATCGACTTCAACGACCCGACGCTCAGGCGCGGCGGCATCACCAACACCGGCACGCGCAGCACGACGCTCGACACCGGCGACACCATCACCGCGCGCGATGTGGACGGCACGAAGAGCGCGCTCGGGATCATCGAGGAGCTGCTCGAGGCTGAGCGCGGGGTGTTCTACATGTCAGGCGACGGCATCGCCACGTATGAGGAGCGCGACAGCCGCTGGCACCGCACGAGCTCCGCGTCGACCATCACCGACGCCGCGATCAAGAGCAACCCCGGCTTCCAGCTCGACAAGCTCATCAATCGTCAGACCGTGCAGCGCGAGGACCCTGCGACCGGCAACGCCACCGGCCGGCCGCAGACCGCCTCGAACGACGTCTCGATCTCGCTGTTCGGCGTGTCGTCGGGGGGCAACATCTCTTCGTCGTACTTGGCGAGCGACGACGTCGCGCTGCAGCTGGCGAGCTACATCACCAACCTGCGCCAGGACTTCGAGACGCCGGTGACCGTCGAGCTCGACTCTGGCTCTGTGACCGCTCTCACCCAGCAGCTCACCCGCGAGCTGCAGGACCGCGTGACGGTCAACGACACCGTGGCCGGCACGAGTGGCGACTACATCATCGAGGCCATCGAGCACGAGATCTCTGACGGCGGCAACCGCTTCATCACCCGCTTCACGCTGAGCAAGTACGGCAACGCCGCGATCACGTTCGCCAGCACCGGCGCGAGCACGCCGGTCGTGTTCGCGCCGCCGGATGGCACGGCCACGTTCACGATCTGCACCTCGGGCACCAGGCCCAGCTCGCCGAGCAACGGCGACTACATCTTCGAGACCGACACCGGCCGCTACTTCCTGCGATCCGCAGGCGCGTGGGTCGAGCAGGTCTATCCACGGTTCACCTACTAGGAGCACAAGATGCCCATTGCCGCACTCGCCACGGCCGGATCGGTCCTGACGGCCACCGAATACAACTACCTGCCACGGGGAATGGTCGTGCTCGACGAGGCATCGTCGTCCGATCAGACAAGCATCACTACTGTGGCCGATGTAACTGGCGTTTCTGTCACGTTCACAGCGGTTGCAAGCCGCTACTACGTGCTCGTCGGCTTCGCCGTGGTGTCCTCATCTGCCGGCTCGCCGGCACTCCAGACCCTGCAGATCACTGACAGCGCTGGATCGACTGTCTACGCGCGCGAGATCACGCACTTCACAGCCGGTGGCGGCAACTTGCACACCATCGACTGCGAGAGCAAGCCGTTGACGTTGACGGCTGGGAGCACGACGCTCAAGCTGCGATTCGGTCGCTCAGGCGGAGATGCTGCGACCTACACGGTCAACAACAGCACGGCGCCCGCGTATCTCGCGGTCTACGACATGGGCACCGCATAGCCCAATGACAGACCAGCAGCGCCTCGAAGCGATCTTCACCCGCCTGGGCGACATCGAGCGCAACAGCGCGACCGCGCACGCGCAGATTCAGGGCGGCATCGACGTGCTCACCGAGCGCGTCTCCGGCCTGTCGGAGAAGGTCGCCATCCAGAACGGCCGCGTGACAAAGGCCGAGCACCGTATCGGCGAGCTCGAGACCAAGGCGCGCATCGCAGAGCGTGACATCGCCGACGACGACACGAGGCACGACGTGGTGGCCGCGCGCATCTGGACATTCATGAGCGGTGCCGGGCTGGTCGCCCTGGGCGCGCTCCTTGGGTACTTCCTCTAACCGAAAGGAAGAAGGCAGTGACAGCGAATCAGCGGGTCGTGGCTACGGCCGCCCGCTACGTCGGCGTGCGCGAGAAGCCTCCGGGCAGCAACGACGACGGAGGCGGGCCGATCACCAAGTGGGAGCGGTACTGGTCCATGCGCTACGAGCCCTGGTGCGGCATGGCGTGCAGCGCCTGGCTGCGCGAGGCGGGCGTGACAGACGTGAGCCACCCGGCCACTGCTGAGATCTGCCGGCGCGGGCGCGAGAAGGGCTGGGTTACCAAGACGCCGGTGCCAGGGGCCCTGATCGTGTGGTGCGGCACGCACGTGGAGATGCTCGTCTCTCCGGCAAGCGCCGACGGGTCGGTCTGGAACACCATCGGCGGAAACACCTCCGACATGGTCGCCCGCCGCGTGCGCAGCCTCGCCGGCGCGACGCTCGTGGTATCGCCGGAGCTCCGGCACGCGCAGCCGTCAGTAGTGCGCGAGTTCTACCTCGAGGACCCCAAGGTCACGCCCAAGCTCTACGGGCCCTGGCGCACCAAGGCAGGCCGGGAGAAGGCCATCAAGAGCCTTTCCCTCGCCAACCAGCGCCTCGCCCGTCGAGTGCGCGTCGGCGGCAAGTACGGCTTCACCATCGGCCGCCGGGTCTACGGGCCCTGGCTTGACAAGGACGGCCGCGACAAGGCCGCTCTGGTGCTCGAGCGCCGCCTCGGGCGGCAGCTTCGCCCCTTCTCCCGCGTCAGGACGACGACGGGCGTCTCCGCAGCGCCGCAGGCGCTCGGCAATACCTTCTAGAGAAAGGACGAGACCGTGAACAAGGTCTCCTTCGGCCCAGCCTCGTGGATCGGCCTCATCGGCGCGATCGCGGCGGCACTGGCCCCGGTGTTCTCATCGCTCCCCGTCAACTGGGGCGCGACCATCGCAGCAATCCTCAGCTCGGTCGTCATTCTCGGCCGGCAGCTGCAG